ACTGGTGGGTCCTTGTAAAGAATTATAATTTGTACCACCAAACTCATTCGTATTTCCTAAAATATTAATTGGAGTGGCACCCGTAGTGCTACCACCACCAAACGCAATAGCTGGTTGCTCACCAGCAGAACCTGGGCCTTGGTTCCAATACCATGTGTAAATTAACAACACATTACCTGAGAACCCAGGGGCAAATCGAATGAAATTTCCATTTCCAAAACTGTCATTAAGACGTTCAATGGATGTAAATGACGTTGAGTTCGTAGAACGATGATAATTTGTAGATATAGTCCCAAGGGGATAATCTTGAACACCTGCACTTTTATAATCAATAACATAATTGTCAAAATTATTAACCTCAGGACTCAGCTTCGGTTTATATAATGTAATGTCATAAGTAACCCAAAGCTCACCGACATTCACACTCGTTCCCTGCATTCCAACGGTGGCGATATTAAAATTGCCCCAATCAAAAAGACGCAAATCCCCAGTGGAGGGAGTTGCCGTTCTGGTAGTTAACACAGAAGTAGGGGTCTCAATACGCGCACACTCAACCGGGTGTAAGAAACTTTTGGATGGTTTATCTGAGCAAGTAAATTCATACTGTTCCATACCCACCTTATTAAGGAAAGGGGGATTCAAAACATTATATTGTGTAGTCATAATGACAGTACCAGACGCAGTATTGGTGCTGGCAAGAGCATCATAACTATTACTCTTAAACTCAAAAACCATACCATGAATTGTGTATTCATCAAAATTTTCCGCAAGTTGTGACAACCAAGGAAAGGTTGCTCTAACACCAGGTTGTATGGGGTACGTTGTGATATCAAACTCACCGGGATTGCCTGATGTAATAACATCACCCAAATATTCTCGATGGCGAAGCCTAGTCCCATCTTTCATAGGACTAAATCTGGGCAATGAATCATAAGCAACACCAGTGACAATACTATTAGTACGCACTTTGTAATCTCCAAAACCTGTCAACTCCCGAAAGAGTCGTCCTGCTTCCGCCCCTACTAAGCCGGCTTTCTTGCCAAATAGATTGCCGACTCTCTGCCCGAAGCGGGGGGCAGAG